TTGCATGGGTTAAACTAGATAGATCAACTACACCTGCTATTGGAACCTGGACTCCAAATGTTTATACAGTATTTGGTAGAATTGCAGGTAGAAATAACAACGGTGTATTTGGAATAGACGTAACAGGAACTCAACTTGTATACAGAGGCAGAACTCAACAGACAACAGGTGTACAGTATACATACGTTTATACTTCTAGTACTGTACCTGATTTAAAAGATGAGTGGCACTTTATAGCATTTAGCTATGATATTCCATCAAAAACTGCTAGTTTTTATTTAGATGGTCAACCCATAGGTACTTCTACAGCGCCTTCTGTTAATCCTTTTGTAGGAATGCAAGGTAGTGGTGCAGGTATTCAATTAGGTAACTATACAGATGGCTCTAGTCTGAGAGGTCAGTTTAGAGGTATGATAAATATCTCAGGATTTTATAATAAAGCTTTAGATGCAGCAGAACATGAAGCATTGTATAATGCAACTAAATATAGATTTCATAATTAGAAAATAAAATAAAATGTCAATAGGAAATTTAAAAACAGATGGTGGTAAAGGTACTAATTGGCCTTGGCAATATAGAATGCTTAAAGGATTAGAAGGTATTATCAATGCTATCAATACTACAGCAGAGGCTCAAGAATATGAAGCAAAGGTTGTAAATATTAATTGTACAGGTGATCCATTTACTGGAGATAGATTATATTTAGAAGTTAGAGTATTTGATGTAGATACAGGTACATTTAACCCACCTGTATACTATCTTCCAGGAGATAACACACCGTTTCCTCTTACAGATTTTGCTACTTGTACTATAACTTATCCTGACACAGATGTACCTTATACTCTAGGTCAAAAGCCTGAAGCTGAATCTGTTCCTGTAGTTATTGCAGATGGTCAAACAGGAGTTCAAAGACAAACTAATATGCTGAGAAATAGTTCTAACAGCTTTATTGGACCTGGCATTTACTCTGCATCATTTGCTAATGTAGCTACATCTGGAGATGTTACTATAACAGCAGGTAACGGAGTTTCTGCAGTCTTAAAGCCTGGAGAAACAATTAACTTTGACGCTGGAGCAGTAAACAACACTTTAGATAGAATCACATATGATGCAACACCCGCTGAAGTATTGATTATATTTATATCATAATAAAATTTAAATATGGGCACAAGGATTGAATTAACTCCTACTGGACCATACGTTAATACTTATGGTCTATTCTCTCAAACAGCAGATGGACCTTCTGTAGGTAATACTCTTGTTGAAACAAGCATAGTAGGTTCTGGTGTAGGTAGTTTGAGCATTCCTGCAAATAGTTTTAAAGTTGGAGATTCTTTTCATGCTAAGATTGGAGGTTTAATATCAACCCAGCCTAATCATGAAATAACTATTAGAGCTAAATCAGGAAGTACTGTATTAGAAACAACAGGTATTATAACATTAGAACTAGCTACTAATCAACCATGGGAGCTAGAACTTGACTTTACTATACGTGCTATAGGTGCAACTGGTGAAATAAAAACTAATGGTAACTTTGTATATAACAGAGATACAGGTAGCTATATAGGAAAAGTTCTTGGAGACACAGAAGTACTTGATACAACTATAGCTAATACTTTAGATATAACAGCTGAATGGGGTCAGGAAGATGCTAGTGATTCTATTGTAGTTCAACAATTAATTCTTACTAAAATATTCTAATGCCTACTAGTATAAACTTTAATAAAAAACTAGGAATATCAAAAGGTACTAGTATTGTATTGCCTTCTGAAACTGCATTTGATACTACTTCATGGGCACTTGGAGGACTAGATGATTATTTAGCAAATACTGTTGTATTTGATACAATAGCAGCTGACCCTGGTGGTGGTGCTGACCGTAAATGGACAATTGCATTTTGGGTAAAAGTAGATAATCTTGCAGCAACCCAATACCTTTATCATATAAGAGATATTAGCGGAACCTTAGTTCAACAGCTGACACTTGGTACTGATGGTAGATTACAAGCATTTATGACTGGTTCAGGTTCTAATTGGACAAGAAGTCCTGTTGGAGCTATAACTATAGGAAATTGGCATTTTGTAACAATGGTTTACAATGGAACATTGGGTAGATATACAAGACAAAAAGTATATGTAGATGCAGACCGAACAGGAGCAACAAGTAATTTTTTTGGTGCTAATCATGCACAGAGTTATTATATAAACTTAGGTTCAGCTGGTAGTTTAAGTAATTTTTTAGGAGGTAACTTAAATGAAATTGCATTATGGTATGGAACAGCATTAACTCAAGCTCAAGTTACATCTATATATAATGCAGGAGGACCTGCTTTAGATTTAAACACTATTGCTGGCCTACCATCTCCTACACATTGGTTTAGATCAGAAAATGCAGTATGGTCTGGTCCAAATCCAGGAGGAGAGCATTATCTCATGGATGATGAAATGGGTACACCAAAGAAAATTAGAACTAATAACATGCCAGAGTCATCTAAAGAAGAAGATGTACCAACATAAAAACTATGGAATTAAAAACAATTTTTCAAACATACGGAATAATAAAAATAGAAGATTTACCTAATGTAGACTTTTCTCAAGTTGGAGAAAGTTCTACAGATACAGTCAGAAAAAATATTTTAAACCCTCCTACTCAATTTTTATTAAAATGGGATGTTGAGCCTAGTTTTATTTCGGATGGAACAATTGTACCTGAAGGTATATATTCACATATAGACTGTTTAGCACTTATGGCAACGGAAGAGTGGTCAGAACCAGATCCTGAAGTAGAGGAGATATAATAATATATGAGTAAAAAAATTCAAGAAACAACAGGGTACTGCCCTAATTGTATAGGATATACAAAACAAAAAAACAAGAAGTGTCTTAAATGTAATTATCAAATAAAGAGGGATTATTCATTTAAAAACATTATATTAGGTGATCAAAATTCAAAAAAGTGACTAAATCGTTTATAGGATCTACTTATGGTGAGATAACTACAGAAGGTATAGATGCACTAATAAATGAGTTTAAAGAACACTTTAACAATCCAGATTCAGTATTTTATGATTTAGGTTCTGGCAAAGGAGACATGGTTATTTATATAGCTTCTAATACTCCTGTAAAAAAAGCCTGTGGCATAGAGTTACATAAAGAAAGATTTAATATAGCCCAAGAAAAACTAAACAAATTAAGTTTAGATAACACTAGTTTTCTAAACGAGGATATTCTTGAGTCAGATATATATGATGCAACAATAATTTACGTAGATAACTTAGCTATGCCTGTAAGCTGGATGGACAAACTTTGGGATAACATACCAAAGAATACATTAGTTATATCAGCTAAACCAGTTAAAATAAATTCAGATATAACTAGAACAAGAGCGTATATAAGTAGAACCTATGCTAAAAAACTTAAATGTATTTATAAAATAAAAGAGTAATTATGAAATTAATTAAACACGCAGATAATATTCATGAATTAAAGTTAGATGGCACTAGGGCAAAGATAGCTATGCTATCAGATATACACTGGGACAACCCAAAGTGTGACTGGAAGCTTCTAAAGAATGATTTAGATTTTTGCTTAGATAACTCAATCCCTATTATGGTTAATGGGGATTTCTTTTGTTTAATGCAAGGTAGGGGTGATAACAGAAGAAACAAATCCGACATCAGACCAGAGCATAATAATGCTAAATATTTAGACTCAATTGTAGAAACAGCTGTAGAATGGTGGAGTCCTTATGCTCATCTTCTTACAGTTATAGGTTATGGAAACCACGAGACTGGCATTATCAAATGGCAAGAAACAGATATACTAGCTAGATTTGTTAAGATGCTTAACCTTAAGAATAACACCAATGTAATGACAGGTGGTTATGGTGGCTGGTTTATAGTAACACAAGCTTTAAGAAAAAAACTTAAAGGTAGAGATTCTACAAGAGCTATTAAGATAAAGTACTTCCACGGATCTGGTGGTGGTGGTGTAGTTACTAAAGGAGCGCTTAATTTAACTAGAGCATTAGAGATGTATGAAGACTTTGATGTATTTACTATGGGTCATATACATGAGAATGCAGCTAGGAATGATGTAAGAGATGTTTGTGTCCAAGGGTCTAGTGTATACAGACATTGTCAGAAACAACTTCATATGATGCTGACAGGTACGTATAAAGAGGAATATGGAGCAGGTAGCAAGGGGTGGCATGTAGAACGTGGTGCGCCAATTAAACCTACAGGAGGTAGAATTCTTACTATAGACTACAAGAGAATAAGATCAGAGAATGTAGATAGGCATGATAGACAGGTAGATTCTTGTAAATTTCCCTTGTAAACCTTAATTTATTCTACGTATTTTCACTGATATTTAAATAATTTTTGTATATTATAGATATATATTTATTATTTACAGATGGACGTTTCAGGTTTACAAATAGGTTTTGATGCATTAGTAGCTCTATTAGTATCCTTAGCAGGAGCATTAGGAGTTTGGCATACATTAAAAGGCAAAGTAGCAATTCAACAATTAATATTAGACAATCTTTCAAAAGATCTTTCAGAAATAAAAGATGATAAAAAAGAAAGCCATGACCTAATTCATAGTAGAATTAATGAATTAAAAGGTAAAGTTGAAGCAAACAGAGAAAGAAATGATCAAGCATTAGCAGATCTTAAAAGTGAGATGCAAGCTATGGAGCTCAGGATCATCAATGCTATCAACGATAAAAAATAAATGATAAGATTTCTTATTGCAGTATTATTGCTAGGCATGTTTGCCTGCACTCCTCAGAGAAGATTCAATAGATTAATAGAAAAACATCCATATCTTCTTACTACTGATACTATATACATTCATGATACAGTAGAAATCTTAGTACCCAAAATTGAACATGATACTATATACTCAGAGCACTTCTTTACTGAGATAACCAGAGATACTTTAGTTATACAGAAGGATAGACTGCGTGTAGAGATATATCATGATACAATTAAAAAGAATGTATATATAAGAGGGGAGTGTGACACTATCACAGTAACTAAGATAGTAGAAAGAAAGATTCCTGTAAAGTATTATGAAAAGACTCCTTTATGGAAAAAGATTTTAGGTTGGCTTATATTCATAGCTATACTTTACGGAGTGTATAGACTAATCAAATTTTTATTAATTAAAAAAAAAGTATGAAAGAGTTTTTTAAACAACTTCTAAGTGATGAATCAGGTAATTATTCTTCTAAAAGATTAGGAGGATTACTATGTGTATTAGCATTAGTTATCTCATTGGTAGCTAATACATTTACTCATGGAGACATCAGACCAGCTGACTATCTAGTAGATGCAGTAGCATTATTTGCTTTTGGATCTTTAGGTTTAACTTCAATAGATAAATTTACAAAAGCAAGAAATAAAAAGTAAAATGGGGTAACTCCAATTCTAGTAATTTTGTATTTTGCAGTGGCATTTATGTTACCTGCTTTAATTAGAACTATATGGAAAAAATAATTACATGTCCGAATTGTCATACTCAGTTTGACTTATCAGTAAATCCTGTGCCTACAGAAGGCTCTAACTATCTATGGATATTAGATAATGGTCATGGGGGTATGATTGATGGTGTTTACCAAACACCAGGTAAAAGATCTCCAGTATGGCCAGATGGTACACAGCTTTTTGAGGGAGAATTTAATAGAGCTATAGTAGATAGATTAATGGTTTTATGTGAAGCTAATGGTATAGATGCTATAAATCTTGTAAATACTCCTAATGATGTTAGTTTAAATGAAAGAACTTCTACAGCAAATAAACTAGCTAAGTCTTCTGATAAACCTTGTATATATGTAAGTATACATGCTAATGGTTTTAGTGAAGAGTCAGCTAATGGTTGGAGCGTATATACTTCACCAGGTGAAACTAAATCAGATGGTATAGCTACTATTTTATTTGAAAAAGCTGCAAGAGAGTTTAAAGGTGAGTATATGAGATCAGATAAGTATTCAGATGGTGATGTAGATAAAGAAGCTAACTTCTCTGTACTTGTAAATACTACTATGCCTGCAATACTTTCTGAGAACTTTTTTATGACTAATTACGATAACTGCCACAAGTATCTACTATCTGAAGAAGGTAGAGACAGAATTGCAAAAATTCACTTTGAAATGATTCAGCAAGTAGAAGCTGAAAACAAAGTGTAAAGATCCTTTTGTTTTCATAAGGTTTAAATTTTAATGATTATAACCTGGGTGTAATAACCCAGGTTTTTTTATTTAAACTTCTGTAGTTTAAACTTTATTTATATATTTGTTTAAATCAAAAACAAAACCAATGGAAAACCCACAGGAAAATTTATCCCCAGAAGAACTAGCAGCTAAGAAAAATGAGATGCTAGATTTTTACAAAGATTCTATGCCTTACTTAGAAGCTCAGTTAGCTTATGAAAAGATGTTATCTGATATTGATGAAGTAAGATTTAAAAGAATCCAAATTCAAATGCAACATGCTATGATGATGGCGCCACCTGAAGAAGATGAGATGCCAGAAAACATAACACCGCCAGCTCCTCAACCTACTGCTAAGAAAAGAAAGCTTAAAAAAGAAGAAGCATAATGGCAATTGTAAAGCAAGTTCAGAAGAAAGTTATAATGTCTAGAAAAGACATTATTAAGTTTCAGTTACTTACTCACTGTTATATAAATAAAATAACAGTGAGTAATTCTGATCTTGAGTGTTTAGCATTATTAGGTGTTACAGGTCCAATCGAACTAACTCATTTTTGTTATGACGCAGCTGAGGAGCATAAGATTTTTAAATCACAACAAACAGTAAGAAACTGTATTAATAAGTGTATTAAAAATAATCTTATTAAAAAAGATGCTAAAAACAAAAAGATGGTATCTATTGGAGATAATGTTAAAATAGAAACAGAAGGTACAATATTCTTAGACTATAAATTTCTTGCTAGATGAATCCAAAGAAAGCAAGATTATTATATGAAGAAGTTTCTGAAACAAAAGATGTACCAAAACAACTAGTAGAAAACCTACTAGATTTTTATTATAAAAATGTAAGAACATTATTGAGTGAGTTATATCACCCAAGAATCAATATAACAGGTTTAGGATTGTTTACAGCTAGAGATAGAGCAATAACTAAAGCAATACCTAAGTTTGAAAAGTATTTAGAGAATCATGATACTTCTACATATTCAGCATATTATAATAAGAAAATGCTTGAAGAAAAGATTGAGTTTCTACATTCTATAAAAGAACAAATAGAAGCAGAAAAGAAAAGAAAAGAACAATTTATAAAAGAGAAAAATGGACTTAAAAAAGATCTGGAAAAATAGAAAAGAAATTTATGAAGGTATAAAAAACTCTGTAATGAGAGATGACTTTGTAGAGGATGTAGCTGCTAAAAGAATGGCTATGTGCAATGAATGCCCAAGTAAAGGAGATAAATGTGAAGTTCCAGGTACAGCTCCATGTTGTAATGAGTGTGGTTGTTCATTAGGGTTTAAAACTAGAGCTCTTTCTTCATACTGCCCTTTAGGAGAGTGGAAAGCTTTAATGTCTGAAGATGAAGAAGATAAACTTGGTGAATTATGAGTATAACGTTTAAAGAAGAGGATCACAGTTACACTAGTAATAATCCAGATGGTATATATTGGATAAGTGTAACATCACTTACTTCACATTTTAAAGAACCGTTTGATGCTAAGAAAGTAGCACAAAAAGTATCCAAAAGAAAAAATTCAAAGTGGTATGGGATGAAACCTAAACAGATTCAAGATGTATGGAAGAAAGAATCTGAAAGAGCTATGTCTTTAGGTACATTCTATCACAATCAAAGAGAAGCTGATCTGTGTGCACTTGCATCTATAGAAAGAGATGGAGTTACTGTGCCAGTATTTAGCCCTATAATAAAGAGTGAGGGTGTTAAAGTTTCTCCAAATCAAAAATTAGAACCTGGAGTATACCCTGAACATATGGTATATTTAAAGTCAGCAGGCATCTGTGGACAGTCAGATTTAGTTGAAGTAGTCAATAACAAAGTATCTATAATTGATTACAAAACAAACAAGGAAATCAAAATGCAATCTTACAAGGATTGGGAAGGTATATCACAGAAAATGAAGTTTCCTTTGTCTCATTTAGATGACTGTAACTTTAATCATTATGCCTTACAGCTCAGTATTTATATGTATATTATAATAAAGCACAATCCTAAACTAAGACCTGGTAATATGTTTATATATCATATACAGTTTGAGGAAGAGGGTAAAGATGATTATGGTTACCCTATAACTAAATATACAGATAAAGGAGATCCTATTGTAAAAGAAGTAGTGCAGATTCCTGTCCCTTATCTAAAAGATGAAGTTATCTCAATAATCCATTATTTATCAGACAACAGACATAAACTAAAAAAATGATTGCAAAACTATTTGATATACAAAACGGAAAGGTTGTACCAACAGAACATTGTTATACACTCAAGTCATTAAAAGATATAATGGATAACTACCCTGATGATTATCTTAAAATCTATCAGTATCTATTTTATATGACATGTCCTAATCCAGATATGAATCCTTTCTTTCATACTCCTGAGCATGAAAAGGAAGAAGTAGTATTAAAAGAACTAGATGCAGAATTTAGCACAGAGGATGATGATATATGGGCAGCACTTAAGTTTTGCGAGAAGATGTATGAAACACCGACATCCAGAGCATACAAAGGTATTGCAGCTATGTTAGATAGATTAGGTAGATATATGCAGACTACGCCAATTGAGCATGGTAGAGATGGTAATATTAACTCTTTAGTAAATGCGGCTGCTAAGTATCAGCAGATTAGAGAATCATTTAAGGGAGCATATAAAGATCTTCAGGAAGAACAGCAAAGTAACGTAAGAGGTGGTATTGGACTAGGATATGATCAATAATAGTGAGATATATCAAGATATACCTACATGGGACAATGGAACATGGACTAGTACAAGCTTTGAATCTAGAGAAGAGTTTGCAACATATATAAGAGACTTATTTAAAGAACCTGGTGAATACAAGTTTGATGAAACCAGCAAGATGTTTAATGCAGAAGCTACTAAGTTTAATTCTCAAGGATTTTATTGTGACTCACCTTTTAAATCAAGAGACTTTATAAACTATTGGGAAGGAGAAAAGCAAAAGTGTAGAAGAGGTGTAATATATAAGTCGGGAGATAACACCTGGTATATTGCACGAGACTACTATATGTGGTTAAACTTCTTACCAATCTTTAATAAGGAAATACAACAGTTTGGCTTTGCTGATATTAGAGATGCTCAGTATCATCTAGCTTTATATGAAATGCTAGCAGAGTTAAACTACAAGCATGCAGCTATACTCAAGAAAAGACAGATAGCCTCTTCTTACTACCATATGGCAAAACTTATAAATCAGTTATGGTTTGAAGCTGGGGTAACTTTAAAGATAGGAGCAAGTCTCAAAGATTATATAAATGAGAAAGGTTCTTGGAAGTTTCTAGATGAATATGCTGCATTTCTAAATGAACACACTGCTTGGTATAGACCAATGAATCCAAGTAAAGTTATGATGTGGCAGCAGAAGATAGAAGTAAGAAAAGCAAATAGAAAAACTGAGGTAGGTCTTAAAGGTACAATACAAGGTATGTCATTTGAGAAAGATCCAACAAATGGTGTAGGGGGTCCAGTAAAATACTTTTTCCATGAGGAGGCAGGTATTGCACCTAAGATGGATAAGACATATGAGTATATGAGACCTGCAATGAGATCAGGACTTACTACTACAGGGTTATTTATAGCTGCAGGATCAGTGGGTGACTTGTCACAATGCAATCCGCTTAAGGATATGATACTTAATCCAACTTCTAAAGATATTTATGCTGTAGAAACTGATTTAATTGACCATAAAGGTACTACAGGTTTGTCAGGTTTATTTATACCAGAGCAATGGTCTATGCCTCCACATATAGATCAATATGGTAATTCTTTAGTTGAACAAGCTACTGTAGCATTGCAAGCTCAGTTTGATGAGTGGAAAAGAGACTTAGCACCAGAAGATTACCAGCTTAGGATATCTCAGCATCCTAGAAATATTAAAGAAGCTTTTGACAATAGATCTGTATCTGTATTCCCTACACATTTGCTAGCAGCACAAAATAGAAGGATAGAAGAAAAAGAATATGCATATGAGTTCTTAGATATCTATGCGGATGATGAGGGAAAACCAGCTGTAAAGAAAAGTAATAAACAACCAATTAAACAATTTCCTATAAATAAAAAGACAGAAGATAAAACAGGATGTCTTGTGGTATGGGAAAGACCTGTTGCAGATCCAGGATTTGGGACCTACTATGCTTCTATTGACCCCGTATCAGAGGGTAAGACTACAACATCAGAATCATTATGTTCTATATATGTAATGAAAAATTCTGTAGAAGTAACTAAAGTTACTGGAGTAGAAACAGAAACATATGTAGAACAAAGTAAAATAGTAGCAGCATGGTGTGGTAGGTTTGATGATATAAATAAAACACATCAAAGACTAGAGTTAATTATAGAGTATTATAATGCTTGGACAGTAATTGAGAATAACATATCTTTATTTATCCAGTACATGATATCTAGAAGAAAACAAAAATATCTAGTGCCTAAGAGTCAGATAATGTTTCTTAAAGATCTTGCATCAAATAAAAATGTATTCCAGGAATATGGTTGGAAGAATACAGGAACATTATTTAAAGCGCACCTGTTATCATATGCAATTGAATTTGTAAGTGAAGAACTTGATCAAGAAACTAAAGCTGATGGAACAGTGGTAAGAACAACCTATGGTATAGAAAGAATACCAGACCCAATGCTCATAAAAGAAATGCAAGAATATGCAGAAGGTGTCAACGTGGATAGATTAGTATCATTTGCAGCTCTTGTATCATTTATGAAAATACAAGAATCTAATAGAGGCTATACCAAAAGAGTAGATAGGGATGACGCTGCTAAAAAGTTGCAAAAGTCAGAAAATTTGTTTAAATTAAATAGTACTCCGTTTAGGCATATGGGTAGAAAGAATAAACGAAATAATGGCAGAATTAAAAGATCTGCATTTAAAAACATTAAATAGATACTATGCAGGTATATAATGCACTTCAGTTAAAAAAGGGCGCTAAGGTTGAGCAAAACAGAATGGGAGCAATTACCCAGCCTCTTCAGTTTCTACCAAAAAAAGATAAAACAGATGAATGGGCTGCATGGAATCTAGACTGGTTAGAATGGAATGGTCTTAAACAATTAAGAAGAAATTCTAGAAGGCTTTTAAAAAACTATAAGTTAGCTAAAGGTCATATTGATAGAACTGATTATATAGTAGAAGAGGACAATGAAACTAGAAGCATCGTTGAAATGCTTACAGAAAATGATGAGCCATCTGCATTAGAGTTAAAGTTCTATCCTATTATCCCGAATGTAATTAATGTACTTGTAGCAGAGTTTGCTAAAAGATCAACTAAGTTAAACTATAGAGCAATAGATGAATTCTCATATAATGAGATGTTAGAGCAAAAAAGAGCTATGGTTGAAGAAACTTTAATGGCTCAAGCAGAAACTAAAATTATATCAGAACTTTTAGCACAAGGGTTAAATCCTGATTCAGAACAAGCTCAACAACAATTGTCTCCTGAAAATTTAAAAACACTTCCTGAAATAGAAATGTATTTTAAGAAGAGTTATCGATCAATGGTTGAGGAATGGGCAACTCATCAGCATAAAGTAGATGTAGAAAGGTTCAGAATGGAAGAACTTGAAGAAAGAGGTTTTAGGGACATGCTTATTACAGATAGAGAGTTCTGGCATTTTAGAATGATGGAAGATGACTATGAAGTAGAGTTATGGAACCCTGTTCTTACATTTTATCATAAATCTCCAGACATAAGATATATATCAGACTGTCAATGGATAGGTAAGACTGATATGCTTACTCCATCAGATGTTATAGATAAGTATGGTTATTTGATGACTGAAGAACAACTTAAGTCTTTAGAATCAGTATATCCAATAAGAGCTGCAGGTTACTCAATTGGGGGTTACCAAAATGATGGTAGCTTTTATGACCCTACTCAGTCTCATGAATGGAATACTCAAATGCCATCATTGGCTATGAGACAATACACAAGCTTCATGGGAGCAAATGAGATCTCAAGAGGTGATGATGTAGTAAATAGAATACTATCACAAGGAGAAGATTATCAAGATGAAGGTTCTGCATATTTACTTAGAGTTACAACAGCATATTGGAAGTCTCAACGTAAACTAGGTCATTTAACTAAGATTAGTGATACAGGTGTTGTAGTAAATGAAATTGTTACAGAAGATTATAAAATCTTAGATAAACCTATTTACGATAATAGATTATTTAAAAATAAGTCTAAAGATAATCTTATATATGGAGAACATATAGAATGGATATGGATTAATCAAACATGGGGTGGTATAAAGATTGGACCAAATATTCCTAGTTATTGGGGTATGAATAATCCTCATGGTATTAATCCTATTTATATTGGTATTGATGCAAACATGGTTGGACCATTAAGATTCCAGTTTAAAGGAGATAATTCATTATATGGATGTAAGATACCTGTAGAAGGATCTGTATTCTCTGACAGAAACACTAGATCAACTGCTCTTGTAGATTTAATGAAACCATTCCAGATTGGGTACAATATTGTAAACAATCAGATTTCTGACATCTTAGTAGATGAACTAGGTACTGTAATCATGTTAGATCAAAATACTTTACCACAACATTCCTTGAATGAAGATTGGGGCAAAGGAAATCTTTCTAAAGCATATGTAGCTATGAAAGACTTTGGAATACTTCCGCTAGATACAT